AACCTCCGCCCGATCCGCCGTCAAGTTTCCCGCCACCTTGCGCGGAGCCTTGTCCTCGCGCAGCTGAATCCACACGCTCGCCATGATCGCCTCCAGAAAACGCCCGCATCGGGCACGCGCGGATGTTAGCGTAGCCGCACCGAGAATGGTGATGTAACAACGCACCCGTTTTTGTTACGCCCCCTGTTACACGCCAAACCCCAGCAGCGGCGCGGGATGTGACCCCCTCTGTAACAATGTAACTGATGTAACAAGATAGATAGATACGTGTACGCACAGGCGCACACGCGCGCACACGCACGTACACGCGTATACGCGCACGCACGCGCATGTGTGTGGGTGGTTTTCCGTGTTACGGGCGTTACACTGTTACGTCTTTGTTTTTTAACGGCTTTTTTGTAACACATCGGGCGGCAGGCTGTTACAACGTGCCCAAAACGCCCGTTTTCAAGCGATTCGTAACACCGGACCGCCAGTAACAACGGCCGAAAAAAAGCCCGCCGAAGCGGGCTAGGCATCACCAAGGTTCAAGGCGTTCTTGCGCGCCGTGGAGATCGGACCACCTCCTCTCGCTGACTGCCTGACCGAAAAATACCGTCACGATCGACGTGACGGCACCATGACGGTTTGATCAACCAGCACGACGAACCGCGAAATGGCCGACAGCGCCGACATCACAGCAGACCGAGCAGAGCAAGAACACCGTGAAAATCTTCTGGTATCAAGGCGACCGGAAGGGCCGCAACACACCGGGTACTGCCTGAACTGCGGGCCTGACGCGCCGCTTCCGGCTGGGCGCCGCTGGTGCGACGCGGAGTGCCTGAGCGACTGGAAGGCCCGTCAGCCGCGCGGGCACGCCTGAACGCGCCGGGCGTGGCGCACATCAGGCCAGCCACTGCTGGCGGCCGTCGTTGCGCCAGCTCAAACCTTTGACAGCGCCTCGGCCATCCACTGATCGAACGGATCGTCGCCAACCGGATCCTGCTGCACCACCACCCAGCGACCGCGGCAGTGCGGGTGCTGAGTGCCTGCGGCGATCCACCACATCTCGGACGGCAACCGATCGACGAGGCCTTCCGGGGTCTTTTTGCGCGGCGCGGCCGAGCGGCCGATGTTGGTCTTGCCCGGCCAGACCATGGTGTCGCCGTCCTTCTCCGAGCTCGAGTCCGGCACGACCGTCATCACCCTGCCGTCGATCTTGCGGCAGAACGGGCAGGCGTTCGCATACTGCTCGACGCGCTTCACCCGGGCACCTTCAGGCAGCGAGGCGATCAGGCCCTGATTGGCGTTCTCGCCCGCCTCCGTGATGGCGATTCGTCGCCAGTCGCGGTTCATTTCGCCGAAGCGATCGAACATGCGCGACCAGAGGCTCTCGCGCAGCGTCGGGTCGTTCATGGCTAAGGCCTGCTGGTAGTCGACCACCATGCGGCGCAGTGCGTGCCGGGCCTCGTCGGCGAGCGCGACCACGTTCTCGGCACACCGAAGGCTGCCGTATTCGATCATCTTCGCTTGCGCAGGGGTGAGTCCGACCTTGGCCTGAGCCGCCGCCACGGAGGCCGGCATCGCGGCGAGAAGGGCGTCGGCGCCGGCGGCGGAGAGCTCGTCGAGACGGGACTGGACCCTGCCCATCATCGACGAGCGGTAAGCCAGCCATTTCGCCTCCTCGATCAAGTCCTCGGCGGGCATGTACCGCTGCACGAGGTAGTCGACGACCATGGTCCAGTCGTCGAGCGTGAACTGATCGGGCGGCAGCGTCTCGAGGTAGAGCTTCGTGAGCGCGACCTCGCCCTTCGTCCAGCGGCGGACACCGCCGGCGGGCTTCGGCTGCGGCGGCCCCGGATTGTGCATGGTGTGCTCGAGCCACTTCGACAGCTCGGCCTGAATGCCCGAGATCCGGGCGAGTCCGCGATCGGTGAACAACTCCACCAGCCGCTGAATGAAAACGGACTCGTGCGGCAGCCAGATGCCGTCGCCGGGCGGGTCGCCGGCAGCCTTGGCGAACAAGGACTCAATGGCCTCGTTGGCGTGCTCGGCGCAGCAGTGGGAAATGTCGATCAGCATCGTGCCAGTATGAGGTCACGACACCTGGTTGATGGATAACCGAAAACGGAACACAATCCGGGCGCCAGAACACCCAAGGAAAACCATGAAGCTGCACATGAAAACAGGGCCGCGCAAGTACGAGGAAACCTGCCTGCCGGCATCGCTGCGCTACTTCGAGGCGCACGACATGCTGATCTCAGCGACCCGGTACTACATCGGCCGCATGACCATCCAAGCGTGCTATTGGGCCGAATGCCTCGCCAAAGCGTGGCCTGAGATCCCGGCGGGAACGCGCGGCGTCATCAGGCGCGACATCGAGGAGGCATTCAAAGACGACGACGAGGCTCGCGGGCGCGGCGACCAGCACAGGCCGCTCGGACACGACTGCGATCGACAGGCATGGGAGAAAGCCCGCCAAGCATGGCGTGTGATGGAGGCGAGGAATGCGTAAGCGCGGCGCCAGATTCAACCGCACACGCGGCCATGTCCTCACACCAAAGCAGCTCGAGAAACTCATGATGCCGGTGCACGTGGCCATCAGCGTACTCCCGCTCGGACTGTTCACGATCGACCACGCGAACGACCTCGCCGCCTTCACGAACATCATGCAGTACGCGGCGGAGGACGCCGGCCGCAGCGACCTGCTCGAACGCGGGCTGAAGATGGCCGAAACGCTCTACGGAATCAAGGATCGCTTCGACACCAGCAGCGAGTGGTCTGTCACGGACGACGAGCGCGCCACGCTGATGGAAAACGCCGTCATCCTCGACAGGTGGATGCGAACGCTGACCACGGCCCGCATGCTGCGGTCGCTCTACCGCGTTGACGCGGACATTGCGGCCGCGGTCGCAAAGGGCGCGAAAGACATGGATGCGATCCGGATCCCGGGGAGGCTGTGATGAAGACGAAGTACGCATCGGGAAGTCCGAACACGCAGCGCCTGACCGGTATTCACGAGACGCTATCGAAGGCCAACGACCCGAAAGGCACCCGAGGCATGCATGTCAAGCGCGGCAGCCCGAAGACGTTACTGGACGACGAGCAGGTGATTGCGTGCCGCGTCGCGCATGAGCAGCACGGCGAGAAGACGCACGTACTGGCCCGGCGCTACGGCACCAGCATCGAGTACATGAAGGCCCTGCTCGACTACCGGACGCGCTCGAAGCTATTCCCGCCGCAGCCGCCGGTCAGCGCCGGCAGAACAGAACCACCCGGCCGGCGCTCAGCGACTTCTTGAGCGGAGCGCACTTCTCGACCGCCTGACGGACTACCGACACGTCGTCGGCGGTTTCGTCCGGGCGCGTATCGGGCCCGGGAACGTCGCCAGCAACGAACCGGGTGCGACCGGACTGGTCGCGCACAATCGCCCCGTCGTCGCCGCGATCGAGCACCTCAAACTGCTTCTTTGCGCGCGCCTTGTGGCCGAGCACGTCGGACCAATACACGCGGCGCTGCTGGCCGCCATGGTCGATCGTGCAGCCGTGGGCGCCATGGCACAACACCCGGCCATGCGATGGCTGCCCGTCGTGGTGAAAGAACACCTCGTCGCCCGGATCAACACCCGGGCGCGGCGTCTGCTTACGCTTGGCGGGCTTCTTCATCGTCGCCCCAGATGGTCAGCACAGGAAGGCCGAAGGACTTCGCAACCTGCTCGCCCTCGTCGCCAACCGCTTCTGCCGGCGGCGCACCGCCCTGATCGCCCTCGTCGGGTCCGACCGTCGGCTCTCCGTCAGAGCCGCCAGCGCCGTCGTCCTGCGCTCCCTGCTCCTCGCCTTCACCTTTCTCATATTCACCTTCCGGCGGCTGCCCGAAATCTTCCTGCTCGTCGCCCTGCTGCTGCGTGAGCTGCATCCACGGCCCAACCAGCGACGGATTCAGCGGCGCGTCACCAATCGGGCCCTCGAGCGGGTCGTACCCCTCCTGAGCGCGGGCCTCGTTGACCGTGAGGACCATCTTCCGCAGCTCGTGGCGCTTGTCTTCGTCCTCTTCGTCGAGGCCCGTCCAGCGGAACACGTACTTGTCCGAGAAGTCGCGGACCACGTAGTCGGTGAACAGGTTCTCGAAGTAGGACAGCAGCGGGCGGAGGCCCTTGTCCTTGGAGGCGGCGAGCCGCTCGGCGGTGTCCGAGCCCGACAGCGGCGACGTGCCGGCAGAGAAGGCGTCCGAGTTGATCTCGGCCGGATCCATGCCGTAGATCGCGCAGCAGACCGCCGTCAGGAAGGTCATCCAGCGCGCGAACAGCATCTCGTTGGCCTCGACGCCGAAGCGCTCGAAGCCGGCGCGCGACTCCTGATCCTTCGACACAAGCACCGGCAGCGACCACGCGTTGTTTACGCCCTTGACCATGGAGTTCCAGTACCGCTTGAAGGCGGCCAAGTCCTTCGTGTCGTAGTTGCCGGTCAGGTGAAGGATGCCCTTCGGGATCGAGTTCGAGTCGAAGAACTTCTGGTTGTAGGTGAGCGCGTTCAGGTAGCCGGTGACGGTCTTCACCAGCATTTCGACCTCGGACAGACCGTAGCCCGCCGACAGGATGTCCGAGCGCGGGTTGCGCGGCTCGTAGATCAAGTCGTCGAGGGTGTAGGCCGTCCGGACGCGACCCTGCACGACCTGCAGCGCGAAGATTTCGTCGGCACCGTTGTAGCCTTCCTCGGTGCAAAGGCGGATCGTGCCGCCATCAACCGCGTACAGGCCATCGATGCCGAGCGATCGATCGCGCTTCATCTCCGTCTCGATCGATGCCGCGTCGAGGATCAGCGTGTCGCGCACCAGCTTACCCATGAACTGCGTGAAGGAGTCGCGTCGCAGCGCGCGGCGGCGGCGCGGGTTGAACTCCCAGCCGCAGTTATCGAAGAACCGCTGCATGAGCTGGATGGACTCGTGCTCGGACGCCTGCAGCTCGTGATCCCGATCGACGTGGCGGATGCAGAACCCCGGGCCCGAGCCGCTCTCCTGCACGCGGCAGAAGCGCGCGACCTGACGGATGCGCGTCATCACGATGGAAGACAGCACCGGCGTCTGCTCGACCATCGCCCGCATTGAGTCGAAGTTCAGCGCGCCCGGTCGCTCGATGAAGTCGCCATTGACGAGGATCTGGTACTCGTCGACGTCGACCGACTGCATGCCGGGCTTGCCGCGGCGGTTCGGCGGGAACGGCACGACGTTGTCAGCGATCGCCTTTCGGAACGTCTGGTCCTGAAGGTCTTCGTTGATGAACTCGATGACCTCACGGACCTCGGAGTCGATCGGTCGATGATTTTGCATCAGCTCGGCGAGCGCGTCCGTCCGCTCGGCTTGCGGTGCAGACTGATCGAAGGCGGCAGCGGTGGAGGTCGTAGTCATACCCGGCAGTGTTGCATCACGACGTCTGGCCTGTTTGTTCGCCTGAGTCGTTGCAATGTTATCCAGATGCGGTTAACGTGCAGTCGTCACCAACGAAACGGAGAGCACCATGAAACCCAGCGAACTGAAGACCGAAAAAGAGTTCAAGACCGAACCCGGCATCGTCGACTACATCGTCGCGGTCATCGGCGGACTCGCCCTCGCCTACTTGGCGGCCAGCGGCATCTGATCGGTTACCATGCGAACGCCAGAAGGTCCGTGCATGTGCGGCGCCACCGACTGCAAGAGCTGCGGCCCGGCGCAAGGATACAGCCTGCTCGACGACGAAGCGATCGAAAGCATGATTCAGCATGAGATCGGCCGGATGCGCGCAGACCCGAAAGCGGTATCCGAGGCGCTCGGCAGCCTGACCGAAGCAGCCTACGCCGAAACAGACCGCCTCGTGTTCGAGGCGATCAACGGCGAGCGCAGCGGCAGGCTTCGGCCTGAGCACCTGCAGGCCATCGGCCAGCACCTCGTGGACGCGGTGCTGAACCACTTCGACAACGAGGCACGCAAGGAATGATCGACAACAGCACCATCGCCCGCCTGATGACGCAGGCCGGAATCACCATCACCGCCGGCACCATCGACGGCGACAAGTTTGCGCTCGAGCGTTTCGCCCGGGCATGTTTTCAAGCAGGACAACAGCACGAAGCCGAGCGCATCAGCCAGATCCGCGAACGCTTCGACGCCGAGTCCGGGTAACCCAAGGAGAGCACCATGACCGGAAGCATGATCGTCATCCTGATCGCGTGTGGCATTACCGCAGGCATCGTCGCGTCGAACAAGGGCCGAAGCGTCGCCGGCTGGTGCTTTCTTGGTGTCCTGCTCGGGCCGGTCGGCGTCCTGATGGCGTTGGTCGTCGCCCGAAACGAGGCCGAGATCGAATCACGCGCGATCGCGTCCGGCGAGAGCCGGAAGTGCCCGCACTGCGCCGAGCTGGTCAAAGCACAGGCGACCACCTGCAAGCACTGCGGCAAGGACATCGAGCCGATGCCCGCGCCGGTGCCCAAGGCGGCAGAGCCCGCAACACAGGAAGACGACTTCGAGCGGCGGGCGCGGAACGCGGCCTACTACTGACCCGGTTCGTCCGGCACGAAGAACGCGCACCCCGGGTCCGACGGGCGGACCAGAAGGTCTCGCTCCGTGCAGCGGCTGGTGTCCGGGTCGAACGACACGCACCGGCCGCACACCTCGCCCGCCGGCAGCTCGCGCACCAGCGTGATGACCTGATCGGGCAGCCCCGGCATGGCCTGCTTTACCGCCTCTTGCTGGTCGCTCATCTTGGGCCCCTCCGGCAGAATGAACATGCTCGTGCCGTGAGCGCGACTCCAAGCCACGTCGCACAGCATGTTTGCGTAGGAAAAGTGCGGGTCGATACCGATCTTCTTGACCGAGCGCCGGTACTGGTTCGTTTCCGCATCCTTCTCCGCCACCAGTGCGGTCTTGGTGAAGTGGTGGAACATCCGAGGCAGCACGGCCACCGCATGGCGCTGCCCCTTCTCGACCACCTCCTGAACAAGCCCCTGCGGATCCGGGAACAGGCACAACGGCGAGCGAGCGGTGAACCGGCTCATGCTGACCTGCATGCACTTGTACTGGTCCATGCGCAGCGTGTAGCGATCCCGCGCGTCCTCCGCCGTGCGCCGATCGCTCGGATCGAGCCGCGGCGCGTCGCCCCAAACGATCATGTCCTCCTTCAGACTGCCGAAGCTGTCGCAGATGAACACTCGCCCGGGATGCCGCGCCGCGAACTTCTTCGCGTCGTTGTAGTTCGGGTTGATTTCGACCACGCACACCGCGACGCCGTACTGCTCCATCAGCTCGGACGAGCGCGCGAACGGATCCGCGCTGTAGGTCTCTTCGATGTGCACCACCGCCTGACGGCCGTCGGGCAGGCGCTCCTTGATCACATGGACGTTGAAGTTGCCCATCTGGTCGATGCCCATGTACGTGCCCGACGCGCGGCTCTTCCAGACCACGCCTGCAGCCTTGCCGTGGGAAACGCAGTTCGCAAGGTGCTCGAGATTCACCGGCACCTGCGACGGGTCAAGGTACGGCTTCCCGAGCTTCCGATTGAAGAAGTTCTTCATGTCGGTGGCCGTGTTGTACGCGAAGATGATCTCCTCCGCGCTGATCGTTGGCGACAGGAACTGCGGGAAGTGGATCGACCTGATGCGCAGCGGCCGGTCCTTCTTGGGCACCGACGGATCGACGGGCGGGTCAGCGTCGGGGTTATCGGGGATCCACTCGCCGCGCTGGACGTCCTCGAGCACATGCCCGTTTGGGCAGACATACCGGTACAGACCTGTGTCTGGGTCGCGCCATACGCAGTTCGGGAAATAGTCGTCCAGCGGCTTCTTGCTGCCGCAGGTCGGGCACTCGGAGTGGAATCGGTACTGGCTCCCGCGCTTGTACCAGTGGTGGATGTCGGCATCCGGCCAGTTCGCGGTCGAGCCCATGAGCGTGAAGCGAACATCGGAGGCGGACAGGCGCTCCTGCGTCTTCTCCATCTGCTCCAAGGTCATCTCCTGCACCTCGTCGTAGGACAAGATGTCCATCGGGATCGACTCGGTCGTCGCGCGGCCCGAGGTCCACGAGAACACGAACATCGCGTCGCCGATCTGGCGCACCCGGACGTTGCCCTCGCCTTGCTTCCGGCCGCTCCCGTCGGCCGCCTCCATGGTCATGAGCTTGTGCACGGACGGGATGGTTCGCACCACCGGCATGAAGCGCTTCGAGGACTTGATGTCCGCGAGGTTCGTGTCCGGCAGGAACATGCCGACCGTCGCCGGGCCGAACCGCAACCCGAGGTAGATCGTGGCCAGCATCTCCATGACGGTGAAGCCGACCTGCGCGCACTTCATGAGCACCAGCACGAGCCTGTAGGCCTCGTCCAGCGTGCTCGGGACTTGGTCGTAGATCCACGCCATCGCCGGCCGGTCGTCGAGCTTGAACGGCTTGCCGTCGACCTTCAGGCCGTCCTTTGCCAGACGCTCGCACCACTGGCGGAACGTCTCGTTCTCGCCGACCACCATCTGCGAGGCGCGCAGCGCCATGTCGTGCCCGAGGAACACGGCGCCCCACTCCTGATCGAACGCCGCGGCCGGCATCTCGGCCCGCGCCTTCTCGATCATCGCGGCGTCGATATGCGGGTTCTCCCACGACGGGATAGACGTCGCCGACCAGCTCGCGTCCGTTTCCGCGTTCGCGTACAGGCTCCAGAACGAGTTCTTCTTGCTAGCCGGCTTCGAGAGGAACCACGCATCGCCCTGATACCGGGCAAGCATCGGGTGCAGCGCGTCATCCCACAGCCTGTCGATGTCCTCGATGTTGGCCGCGTCATCGACCACGATCGTGGCGTACTGACCCCAGCTGTCGAGCTTTTCGTCGAGCGAGAAGAAGTCGATGCGCGCATCGCCGCCAATCGCGATCTGGTTTCGACGGGTCGGCGCGGACACCAGCGGCTCGATGATCTGCAGCACGCGGCGCTTGGTTTTCACCAGCTCATCCTTGTCCGCGCAGAACATCGCCACCGGGTAGCCCTTCAGTGCCCCGTAGCGCCCGACGAGCAGTGCCTCAATGGCTAAGGTCGTCTTCCCGGACTTCTCGCCGCCAGCGATGACGTTAAACCTTGATGCGGCGGCCAGCGCGCGAGACTGGCCGTGGTGTGGGCGCGGGAGCTTGATGCGAACTTGAGCCATTGGCCGAGTGTATCAGTAACGGAAAAGCCGCCCGGAGGCGGCCTGCAGGCGGGGTGGTGGTGGTCAGCCGCCGGCCTTCGGCTTCGAGGCAGGCGGATTACCGATAGCCCCTTCCGCCTTCTCAGCCAGACCCTTGTAGCGAGCGTGCTCTGCAAGGTGCGCTTCGCGCTCGCCTTCATCCTTTGCGTCGCGCGCCTTCTCAGCATGGCGCTGCGCCTTGGCGTGATGCGCCGAAGCGACTACGTGGCGTTCGTAGTCCGGATGGTCGGCACCCTTCTTCGTCGCCAGCTTGTCGTGGCGCTCGGACTCGGCCTCGTGCTGATCGGCCAGCGCCGACAGTGTCGCGGCGGAGTGTTTCGGCTTGGCGGCGCCACCCGCGGGCTTCTGATCGGTTTTCCCGGCATGCGCCTCGTACTCGCCGCGCAGCCGCTTGACCGACGAGGTGTCGTCAGCGTGCACACGCCCGGAGTGATCCATCCAGACGTGCTCGCCGTCGTCATCGCCGGTGCCGGTCAGCTCGGTAAAGTGGCGAACAGGCGTGTCGTCGTGCATGGATTTCCCTTCCTTGCCAGACGCGATGTACTCCTTGCCGGCGAAGTGCATGCCGTGCGCCTTCGAGGCGTCGCCGCCCTTCAGGTTTTCGGCATGGCCGACGACGTTCGGGTGGCCGTACTTCTTGTCCGCCTCCTGCTTGTCGAGCTTCGCCTTGGCCTTCGTGTCGGTCTGAGCGAACTGTTTCAGCGAGGCGTCAGACGGGCCGTTCTTCTCACCCGGGAACTTGTTTGCGCTGGGCGAGGCGACCTTCGGCTTGGCGGTGACGCTGGTGTCGTGTTCCTTCACAAACGTCCCGTCCTTGCGGGTGTAGCCTTTGACGTGCGCCTTCTGCAGCGCGGAGAGCTCGCCCAAGGATTCAGGCCTGGTGATCAGGATGACGGGTTTCTTCATGGTGGGCTCCGGAGAATTCAGGCGATCGTAGCGTCACGATTGCGCACGCGAGCAGGCGGAAGCACTGGAGCGGCCGGGCACGCACACAGCGCATTGTAAGCGCCGACCGGCGAAGACCTACCGGGCCCGAGAACGCGCCGGTAGCCCGGAGAATCCAGCCGGCAGAACCAGCGGCCGGCGCGGCGGTAGATGTGGGGCTTTGCCATCACTCGCCCTCCTTGCTTGACAGCGGAACCCATGCGCCGTTACGCCGGCGGCCGGTGTAGCCGCATTCGTCACAGCCGAAGCCGCGCGCGGTTGCGGAGTTGTAGCCCTCGTAGCAGCCGCTACATGCCTGCGACCACGTCGCCGACTCGAAGACCTGACCGTCGATGATCGCGTAGGCACGGCGACGGTCCAGTCTGCTGCCGGCGATCTTCTCCGCTGCCTCAAAGGTGCTCTGCGCGTCGTCATGCACGATGACGCCGTCTTCGCCGATGGTGGTGCAGCGGCGTTCGATAACGCTCCCGGCCATCACTCGCCCTCCGGCTTCGGTGCCGTATCAATCATTGCGTCGTAGCACGCCAATACTCGATGCACGTTGAGCACGTGACTGGATTCAAGCCCTGCTTTGACCATTGTCGGCGTCGGCGGCCTCGGCACGAGTTTCCAGCCACCGTTCACAGCCGGATCGGTTGCAGCATCGACATGAAAACCGATGAGGTTGTCGAGCTTCGCCTTGGCCTGCTCGTAGGTGTCGCTGGGATTCGCAACACCGATGTGCGCGACAATGAGGGCTTCATCAATAGCGCGTAGCCAGCCTTCGGGGACGCTCTGCGCTGGCTGCGTCTTACCCTCACTGATGAGGGAGACATCGTTGGACGCCAGAGACGGCGCGGGCTGTGCGGGTTCGCCCATGTATGCAGGTCCGTTGATCTCGGCAACGAACTTTCGGTTCAGGTATTCCGCCTCAAGCGCACGCTTTTTCCATATCGCAACATCTTCCATCGCGCCATGGTAGGCGTCCGCGAAACTTGGCGCGGGCTGTGCGCCGGGGATGGCGTATACCGCTTCCTCTGTCGCTGTGTGATGGCCGCACGCTGGGCAGTAATGCTCGCCGTCAAACGGCGTGCTACACCGGACGCACAGAAGCGCCCGGCCGACCGGCTCCTGCCGCTCCATCGCCTCGATCTTGGCGCGCAGTGTGTCGCGCTCTTTCTCAGCCGCTTCGAGCTTTGCAAGCAGCGCTGCCTCGCGTGATGCGCCCATGCCGTTCAGGCGGGCTTGTTCGAGGGCGTCGGACTCGGCTTCTTCGAGGCGGTCAAGGAGTTCGGAGACTACTGATGCGTCGGCAGCTTCTTGAAACTGCCCAAGTCTATCCATCCATTCAACGCTAAGACCGTCCGGGGCAGCCATGGCCGCTTGCGCCAGTCGGCGCAGTTCGTTGATGTCGATCATTTCGATTCCTCCAGTGCAAGTCGGGCCTGCCTGACCATTTCACGCAGCGCCTTGCTGTCGCTCATGTTTTCCTTGGGCTCTTCAAGGATCGTGCGCAAGCGTTTCGTCATTCGCTCGACTTTTGCTCGCTGGGCAGCGGTCTCTTGCTCTCCTCGCTCGATCATCTCGACCGCCGCGTCAATCGCCGCTGTGATTTTGTGTGACGCAGGCTGCGGAATGTCCTCGTCGTCGCCACGGCGCCACTCGTTGAACTGGCGCAGGATGGCGGTGGTTTCGGTGGGGGTCATTCGTCAGTCTCCAGGATCACATGCCAGCCATCGCCGGCCTCGTTGATATGGGCAAGGCCGCGCTGCACGAGGTACGTGACGGCTTCGTCCATCGCCTCGTCGGCCATCTCTT